CACATAATGAGACCGAGAGTGTGGATTAGGCAGTCTGCACGACAGTTGAGACCGACAGCTCATAAGCAGGAAGCGTCGAGCCGCCGATGTCTAGGTTGGTTGGGCGTCCAGATACGACCCCAATGTCTAGCGCGTAGATCTGGGCAAGGATATTGAGCAGGCTTTTTTGGGCGTCAAGGTTGCCCGGGCCTAGCGTGATGATCTGCAAGGTGAAGTTTAATTTGGCGACATTGTAGTTGTAGCCGTCTATGGAGTCGATATTGACGAAGCAGGAAGGTGGAGTGATATTGCGTGGATCGTTATTTACTTGGAGTCCTACGACTGTTGAGAGCTTTGTTACAAGATCGTCAAAGCCTTCGTTGAAGAGATCTGTGTAGACGGGTACAGCCATTAGGCGACCTGCGGACGATCAATTCCTAGCAACTGGCGGATCATTCCGTTTAATCCCATGACCGGGGTAGTCCCCATGTTCTGGAATGAAGCAAATTGATCTACTGATCCGCGTTGGCGGTAGAGCGCGCCACCGTACATCTGGGTTCCAAGGAATACATCTTGCGAAGGAACGGTCGTGAGTGAGTCCACATAGCCTGCTTCCATTCGGCGTCTCCAGCAGAATTGCGAAGCAGCTGCGGCGCATACTGTTAGGAATGCGGCGTCGGCGGCGGTCGCTGTACCTATGCCGAGCCAGTCCTCAAGGTTTGCTGCAGTAACCCAAGTGCAAGTCTGCGTAATAGTTAGCGTGCCAGTAGCAGCGGTGCGCGTGACATCGTCGGCGGTCTTTGCAACCAGCACTTGATTAGCAATCGGAATGTTTACATCGTAAAGAAGATCGCCTTCGGTATCAATGCCGACATAGAGGTATTGAGGTAATGCGCGGACTGTGTAAGTTCCGTTAAAGGTTGCATCTACCCCGGCAAGGACGACACTTGCGCCGAGTTCAATTTCTGCATCGGTAAGAAGTTGAACTACGGCGTAGTTGTCTATGAGGTATTTCTGCGTGACGCTGTAAACAGCCATGAGCGGATGCTCCGCTCTCGACTAGGCCTGTGTGATCTTGCGGATCATTCCAGAGATTGCAGCAAAGGTTGAGACATAGCCATGAAAGCTCATGGTTTTGCCGAGCGTGCTAGGCGTGTCCACGCTAAGCAGGCCTTGAATGCTTTCGTAAAATTCGTAAGCATCTCCTTGGCCCTGACCGACTCGGGTGATGATCATGGTCTTTGCAGCAAAGTTGCTATCAACTACCAACTGCAAGCCGAGTGGCGTGCCGTTCCATGATGTTGCGCTTCCGCCTCCGAGTGCGTTCTGACCTGTAAGACCTGCGCCAATAAATGGGAAGATTGGTCGATTGGTTGTGTCTACGAGCTGACCGAGTTGTGACCAAACATCTACAGAAACGAACATGTGTGTCGGCATCCAGTTACGATTTGCCGATACATCATTCGCTGCGTCATAAACACTCTTAAGCAAGTCGGCGACTGTTCCGTCCCAAACGCCCGACGAGTTTGCTGCAGTAAGCAAATCGTCCGCTGCTTTGTTGTCAGATGCGATCATGTATTCGCCCATCAAGTCATTCAAGATCAATGACATCGCCTCGGGCGAGGTGAACGAAATGTCTTGTGAGGACAAACTCACTTGCCCTGCGAGGGTAGTTTTGCCGATGGAATTTGCGGCAATGACCATTGTGGTCGCTGACACTGCAGAAAGTTCGGTTGATTGTGCAGCGACGCTTGTGTGTGTCGTAATTGTTGGACGAGTGAAAGTCTTTGAGCGACCGTTGTCAGGATAAGCGCGAGCGCCTACAGCCTCGACTACAGGGCGCAAAAAGTTCAGATCCTGCACCAATGGTCCGAGCACCGGAACAGGTAAGAGGCCCGGGGTGTCCGAGGTAAGGACATCGCCTGCAGCTGCTTGAAGTGAAGTGCGCTGTGATGCAGAGAACTCTGCGACTGCTGCGTTCATGTTGGAGAATGTGTCTCCGCCGATGTGATAAGCGGCCATAAATTCGCCAGCTGTTGGCAACTTAAATTCACGCTTTGCTTGTGCTGGAATTGGTGCAGTTGGAATTGTTGCTTCGACTGCTGGGACTGTTGGCTCTGACATGGGTTCGTTCTCCTGTGTAGGTTCTGTTTCTATAATACTTATTTCTTCGTCTTCGTGGTGGATACTCGCTGCGACTGTGGCAATGTTAGCCATATCTCCAAATGCTCCTACGGGGACAAGGCTAAGCTCTGTCCACAAAGCAGACTCAATAATCATTGTTCCGCTTTCGTCGTATGAGAATTTTTGAGGCGTCACCCCAACACTCACTTGGTCAATCACGGTCTCTTGTAGCATGATCATCGCGTCCTGCCCCTGACTGCTGGCGCTTATCTTTGCGGTAAACAACATCCCCTCTTCGGTTTCTACGCGCTCGGTAACAATGCCGACTGGCATGGATGCGTCGTGATACATAAAAAGTCTTGGTGCTTTGCCTTCAACTGGTAATGAGCCAGGGCGAAAAATCACCGAAGTTCCGTCGGAAACAACGGCAGGAACATTGTATGGAACTGCTGTTCCAGATATTGAACGACGCGGAGTATCCCCTGCGGCAGCGTCAAGCGTAAAATCTCCTGCGATTAATTTGATCATTAGTTTGCAATCTCCTCTTGAGTGTTTTCTGATTCTGGCATTTCCATTTTGTCTGCTAAGTAGTTTTCTTCTAAATACGATTCGTAGTCAAAGGCGACATAGGTGCCATTAGGCAAAACATTATTCATGGATAATGTTTCTGCTATTGCATCGGCGTACAACTTCACGCCAAAAAACAGCAAGTCCATGCGAGCCTGTTGCGAAGACTGATAAGAATACGATCCAGTAGATACGCCGATCAGATATGGCGGAACATTGCCGATCCGACCGCCAGTTTCCAACGCGCTGTAATTAGCAGACTCGATAAGAAGCATCTTGTCTGGACTCATCGTCGTAGGTTCGTATGTGAGAAATTCGTTGAGAGCCGCAGTCTGATTAGTTGCTCGAGCAGTGTTAAACGCTGCAGCAAGATCAGCCAATTCTTGCGCGCTCAAAGGCTCACCGCCAGTCTGACGAAGCACCCCGGCAGGAATGGAACTGCTCGCGTTTCTAGCCCTCGCGTCTTGAATCTTGATCGCTGTTTCAATGGCGGCTTGCGATGAATAGACCATGCCTTGTGTTGGCGACAAAAATTGCACAAGGTTTGCAGGGTCAATTTGTCCGCCTTGAAAATAAACTTCTTTAGAAGGCGCAAACCAGACAGGGCCAGCCATGTCGGTTGTCGTGACTGATCCCGCTGGGAGCCTTGAGAAAGTTGCTGGATAACCGTCAGCGGTGCGCGATGTGATGTACCAAAAAGCGCGACCGTAAAAGTAAAGATCGTCAAAAGTCCACGCCATTAAAAAGTTATAGGGGACGGTTTGGTCTGGGCGACGGAGCCAAGATCGGGGGGCGATATAGACGCGTTCCATTTCTTCGCCGTTCCACATTTCGTTATACATCTGTAATGGCATGCAGCCAATCACTGATGCAAGCAAGTCTCTACTTCTTGAAATTGCAGGGATGGAGACAGCCGCCGCACGAAGTTGGCCTTCTCGGTAGGTGTAATACTGACCGATCATGTTTGCGCCAACATTGCTTGAGTTGTAGCCCGGGTTCATTGCTCCAGCTGCAGCGGCTTTGGCAGGCGCGGGACTGATAGCAGCCTTGTTTACTTTGCGATCAAAGATTCCCATAGCACAAGATTACACATTGCGCTTGGATTGTGGTGGCACTCGCCTAGTCATTTGCGGTATCCCGACGACAGGCAAGCAAGTAAGCGAGTGCCAAGAAGATGTTACTGATTAACAGTGACCAGCATCGGCTTCTGGGAGTTTCCTGGTCTTGCAGCTGCAGCCGCGCCCCATATCATCGTCCGACATAACTCGATCGGTCCGGCTGACTTTTGCGAGCTGACTGCTATGGAGCCCTGCGTTCTGACCATTACCGCTCGGCAGACATGTTCGGCGAGCATCGCTTCGCCAGTGTGCACGATGCGTCCTTCGGTAATCATGTTTCTTACTATGGGGGTGTATTGCAATATTTCTTTGTAGCCCATGACGACGCGCCGACGCTCAAAGATCGGTGGGCAGTGTGCGTCAATAGTTGGCGAGAAGATGAACTTGATCGCTGGATCCGCCGCTGCTAATGCCCCTACATGCGCCCACAATTCTTTAGCAGTCTCGGCAGTAAAGGCGACCGAGACACAAGTACGACCGTCGCCAAGCGCGACCGACCTAGTTGCAAAGTATCTGGACTCATCCATAGACGCTTCTACCGAGATCACGCCGCCAGTAGGGATCGGGCCGTCGTACTCGAGGTCAGGCCAAAGATGGGTTTGGATCCATGACTGGGTGCTGGCGATCCACATATTGCAACTACTTCTTAAGAAGTTTGCGCGGTCTGGATCTTGCGACTCGGCGCGCAAAGTCTCTATGCGAAGAGTGTGCCCGATTGCAGGGTTTGCCCATAGCCACGATGATTCTTGCATCGGATCAAGTGCCGGGGGGATAGACCATTCTGCGAAGTAGAAGTTTGAGGGTTGTTTCTTGTCAATAAGCCGCAGCGCGTTCTCTCTAAATCTGATAAAGGCGGCGCTCGATTCGGTGCCAGCCGTGCTCGCCATCAACAGCAAAGGAGATCGTCGTGCGCGTTGGGTCGGCATCAATCCAGCCATAGCCAATTCAGAGACATCAAACAGCTCATCAACTATCGCAAGGTCTACGCTCATTCCGTGTCCGACCGAAGGGTTCGCGGCGCGTACCATCCAGCGCGATCCGTCCGGCATTGTTGCCGAGTTTCGTCCAAAGGTCTTATATATTTTTGCGCCAAAGCGATCTTCAAGAATTGGTGCAAGTTCCTCGAAGAGCATTGTGGAAAGTGACAAAGTGTGAGCAGTGGATAAGACCGTTTGTTTAGTGCCACGGATCTTTGGCATTTCAAGAAGCCAAAATAGGATGACGCATTGCAACAATACGGACTTGCCGCATTGACGCGCCACCGACAGCAAACCAGATCTGTGCACAAGATCATCTTGCCCATCTGGAGAATGGCTGAAAGATAAAAGGTTTTCAAGATAATGCATTTGCCAAGGCATGAGCTCTATGCCGAGATGCTCCAGAGCTATGTCCCCCACAAGGCCAGCCCACGATCCGTCACAGTCCGGCACGATCGTCTCGAGTCTTGGCTGGTCGTGGTTGATCTCGGCTGGTTCAGGCTGGTCAGGGCTAATCGGGAGACACGATTGGATGGGGCTCGGGGGCGTTTCTATCTTGTATAAAAAACCGTTATTCCTGTTTTGTATTCGCATCGCTGTTTTTTTGTTTACTTGTATTGCTCCGCGCCTGCTATTGCAAGGCTTGCATGCTGGCACATAGCCCTCGTCTATTGTTCCACCTTCATCAGTCGGAACTAGGTGATCTAACTCCGTTGCCTTGGCGCGCTTGCACCAATGGCATGTTGGTTCGTCTCGGAGTAGTTCGGCTCTTGCTGCTTTGTAGCGTTTGGTGTCGTACTCTGTTTGTTCGCGTGCCATGGTTCTACTGATTACTAGCGCGGCGCAAGCGCCTTGCTCTCGAGTTGCTGTGAGTGTGTTGCATGTCGGGCTCGTCTCGGTTGGGTTTGTTTGTGGTATGTCATCTGTAAGCGTAACTCAAGACAGAGTGATGATGCTCACCCACGGGATGCCTCACTCCGTTACCTTGCTCATCTAGTCGATTATGTTTACGACTCGCCTCGACGCTTTGCTTGTCACATTTCGTCTTACATGTTTCAAGGCGCGCCGATCTAACCAAGTTCCCTTGGATTAGCCCCGCATCATGCGAACGATGTACGACCTTGCTACTAGCCAGTTGTAAAGAGTGTCAGTTGATCTATCTGTCGAGCTTCTGGTCTAATGTTCTGATCCTTGTGATGATCGCCTAAATAGGTTCTAAAGGCATGACAACAATGGCACACTAATTCGCACTTAGCGATCTCCGCTTCAATAATGTGCAACGGGTATTTCTTGGGTTTGTGCACCATTTTTGATATGGCTGCAATCTTGGTTGTGCGATCAAGATGATCAAAGGCAAACGCCAAGAAAGTCCATTCATCACAGATCAACCCACAATCAACACACTCGCCAATTTCTATTTTGATTCTGTTTACATATGCGCGAGATTCATTGCTTAAATTTCCAGTTACTCGATCAAGTATTCCGTCTCCCACGGTTCTACCAATGTTTGCGCGCATCCTTCTGTAACGCTGACTTGAATAAGCGCGCATCTTGGCTTTGCGTTCTTCCGAGCTCACTTCCAATCACTCCATGCCATTAGAGCTGCACATAGCAGCGTCAAAGCCAATGCAAGCCACACTGTGCGACTCATGGCATTACCCTACGCAATGCCTCATACGCCAGTTCAAGCGCGTCTTGAAGCTCTTCTAATTGCTTTTTAAGCATGTCTACGGTGTGCACTGCGTAATCACGCTCGCGCGCTATCGCTGTCATGTGATCGTGAAGACGGTCGTATTCTTGATCTGGGTTCTTCATGCTTTCATCCTGTCAATCAACACTCGACACTGTCCCGACGACAATGTCTCTACAACTACATCATCTACTCCGAGCGTCTTGTGAATGAACTCAAGCAGCTGGAAGTCATCCCATGCTTTACCGCGCGCAAGCGACTTCAAGAAGCCGATTTGCTTAGGTGTTGCCCCGCCAAAGGTGTCCGGTGCAGGCGTACTATTCACGCGGTTCACTTTCTCCATTTCGGTTGATGATGCGCGCTCTCCAGTGTGTCCTAGTGGGCCGTTACTGATTGCGCGTCCGATTGCGGATGTTTCGCAGTTCTCTAGGAATGATGTTTTGTTTACTGGACTATTTCCCATGACTTCTTCTGCCCAGCCTTGCGAGATCATGCGTCCGTCGTTGTCCAAGCATTCGCATCGGAAGATCACCGTAGAAGCGTCGTAGTGCATCATGGTCGTGATGACTTGTCCGTGTGGGTAGGCAGTCCAGAAGCGTTCTAGGCGCTGTGCAACGGTCTCATAGAGCGATAGGTCAAAGTGTGCCATTAGCGCGCCTTCCATACGATCGCCATGTTGCCTGCAAGCGTCGGACGCTCAAGGTCTGTGGCGTAGACAAACTTGTCTTTGACTAGGGAGCCCCGGGTAGGTCTGACAGTGTTGCCAGAGATGCCCAGTGCGCGCTCGATCTCTTCGTCTGTCGCGCCGCCTGTCTGTTTTAGGTATTCATAAACGCGCCTACGCTTTGAGCCCGATTTAGGCAAGGCGTTTAGAGCTGCACTTGCCGAAGTGGGTTTTGCGCTGGGTGAGATGATGACGGTGTTTCGGTCTATTGCACATTCTTCACGGTATGCGCCAAGTCCGCGTGTCGGTGCAAAAAGTTGTAGGTCGCTCATCGGATCGGCTTTACTTTTGTGCAGGCTTTGAAGCCCGGGTGCATCCAAAGGATCTTGGAAGTGTTGGTGCTGTAGACAGTGCCAGTCATCTCAAGTCCACATTTCTTGCAAGTTATTTTGTGCATGAGATGATCACATTGATCGCCGCACGAATCACACTTGCATTGAATCGGTTTTGCTCTCCGCCGATCGTCATGTGTGCATCGTAAATAATTGTGAGTTCGTCTAAAAGTATTTCGTGATCGTCTAGTCGATCTATTGGGCGCGCTACATGATTAGGGCGCATAATGTCATCTATGAACTCTTTGAATACTTTGTTATATTTGTCGGAATAGTTTTCGGGATACATCTGTCGGGTCTCCTCTGTGATGCCAGTTTCGGGATAGGGCTCTTCGGTCACTTCGGAAGGTTCCAAGGTGTCCATTTAGAATTATGCCACACTGCGAGCGCGGCGGTGAGGTTCACTTTTGGATCGAATAACGAATCGCACACTTCTAGGATTCCTTTCGCTTGTAACCATCCTTGAGGCCAGTATGCCGAAGGGGTGCACCAGAATCCATTGATCTGCATGAGACCGTAAGAGCCGCCATTGGTGTCTCGAGCATTGAAAGCGGTACTCGTACAATTTGACTCGCGTTTAAGTACGCGTAGGAGCGTAGGTGTTTCGGTCGCAGGCCATCCCACACTTAACGCAAGATCAAGAGCTCCAGCGCAAGCGGTGACAGCTGTAGTGACGGGGGGTGTAACTACGACTGGCAGTGTGCCAAGTGGGATCGTGGCATAGGCGGTCACGGGGCTTACTTGAGACATGCCTTCAGGCGCTTTAGAAGCGTCCCAGAGCAGCACAAAAGGGCAAAGCCCTATAGTTACCCATGCAAAGATTTTTATCGTTAGATAGCTCATTGTTGAAAACTCAATTCTGTTGGGACGCCCCAGCTGTCGCCTGCCAAAGTGCGGAAGGCGATCTGTGCGCGGATGATTTTGTGTGTGTCTTCGTGGCGAAAGATCTGGACAAGTATTTCTTGTCCGTTGTCAAGGTTGCACCGACCTACTTCGTAGATAAAGACTTTCGGCTCGGTCATGTTTTTTACTCCTATCGTCGGTACTTCGACCATAGAGGATCAGTGTGCGCTATTGGGGGATTTCGGCGAACACTTTCTGAAAGGCTTGTTTGACAAGGGCTGGAGAGTCTGCCATAGCAGGGGAGATCTCATAGTGAAGCCAGTCGCCCGGAACACCGTGAATAGTTTCCTTAGTGTATTTTTGCCACTTTTGTCGATCGCATCTCCAGCCCCTTCCAAATGGTGCGATGTAATCAAGTACGCATTCAAGGCCGAGCGCGTTCGCGTTAGCGGTAACGATGTTTAAAAAGGCAACTGATCCTTTGCGACTTGCGTTCGGATGTTGTTCTGACTTGCGGTATGAAAGATCTACTGCGCGCCCTGTGGCATGCACTGACA